CTCGGCCACGTTCTCGAACACATGGACTGGAATGAGGTTCCCAGATTTCTCAACGACATGAGCCGCATCGGAAAACCCGGCGCCCCCATCCTCATCACCGGACCCGACGTCCTCAAAACCATCAAACTGTGGCGGGAAGACAAAGAACCGTTCTGGATGGTCGAATCCGTCATGGAACACCAAGGGACGAACTGGCAGCCCGAACGTGAAAACGAAGTTTGGGACGGAGCCGAACACAAATGGAACTGCCACCATCAGCGGGTCTGGAACCTCCTCCACCACGAGGGATTCGGCAACCTCGTCGACTTATACGACGCCATCCCGAACGACCCCGGCCAAATGTCGTGGCACGACAAAGACACCGACATCGAGTGGCCCGTGGTGGGAAAACACCACTGGCAGTTCGTGATTCGGACTGTCGCTAAGGGTTAGCGGATCGGGCAAGCCCCAGTCACGCACTCCGACGGATCCAACTCGGTGCCCGAAGCATCCAACACCAGCGGAACCGAGAAGTCGACCTTCGCAAGCATCTTCTCGTACTCTTCCTTCGAGATTTCCTCGTAGGGGGCGAGCGGGAAGTTGTGATCCGAGTGGAGTAGGAATGACACCGACTTCACGCCGTTCGTGTAGTTCTCCGACAGCCACTGCTTGATCTCCGGCAACTCTTCCTTGCGGTAGTAGACGGTCACCGACACGGCGTTGTCCGCCCACTCGGTCTGCATCTTCTTAACCCACTCAAGTTGCTGTACGGCAGTCATGTCGGCGGCCAGCACGGCACCCTCAGGGGATTCGGCGGGGAACTCGACGACATAACGGGTGTGATCTTCCTGCCCGTCCAAACCGACATCCCACTTCACCGTGTACCCGCGGCGACGGCATGCCTCCACCAACGGATCAGCCGCACCGAAGCGGACACGACGGATGTAGTGGCGGGCGTAAGCCGGATGGACCCCGGGGGTGTTGCCCGGCAGAAGCGCGAGCGTGCCTGACGGCTGCACGGTGGTGAGACGAACCGACTTCGGAAGGTTGTGCTTCTCCGAATACTCGTTGTCCACTTCCCGGAGGTACTCGTAGACCGGCGACAGCCACGAAATCTGGTCCTCTGACGACTGAAGAATGCCGGTCACACTCTGGCCCAGACGCGCATTCTTCTGGACGATCTTGGTGGTCTTCTCGTACGGGTACGAGAGGCGGGTGATCTGCTTCTGCGTCATGTACAGCAGACGGGAGATTTCCTTGAACTGCTTCAACGATTCGATGTTTGGCAGGAAGATCGTGGCGAGATTGCAGGACTCGCCGTCACCCAACGCGATCTCAGCACACGGGTTGTAGCCCTCGATCGTCGGGTCGGGGCGCTTCTCGCCGAGGCGGCCGTACTGGCGGGCCAGTTTGCGGTTGACGAGACCGTACGGCTCGCCGGAACCGTCGTACCCCTTCCAGATCTCCGGCATGATCTCGTCCCACGAGTCGGCGTAGATCGAGTTGTTCGAGTTTGCGCGCCATGCCGGAACTTGACCGGTTGACCAGTTCTTCGCTCGCATGAACAGAACGTCGTCGGGATCACCGATCGCGATCTGAGCGGAACGACGGCTGGAGCCGGAAACGACGACGCGGCCGATGATGTTACAGATGTCCAGCACGTCAATCGAGCGCAACTTCTTGCCGGCACGGGCCTCCATCACCTTGCAAATGTCCTCAATCCCGTCAATGAGAGCGCCCGGCCCGGACGCGGTGCCACCGAACGTCTTCAGGGGTGCGCCGAACTCGCGGATCAAAATCGTGGAGTAGGAGAAGGACTTACCGGTGTAGAAGTATGACTTTAGGACGGAGTGGAGCAGGCGGCTCCAGCCGGTGCGGCTGTCAGGGACGATGATGTCGGCATCGTTGCTGCGCTCGTGGGTGATCGTGACACCGGACTTCACCTTTGGCAGTTCGTGGATCTTGGCGCGCTCCACCGAGAAGCCAACACCGCCGCCGAGCATCAGATGGTCGAACAGGAACTCGAAGTCCTCGACCTTCTCGATGTTGACGAAGTAGCAGTTGTTGAGGGAGGCAGCGTTGAGTTTCTGGACGAGCGGAGTGCCCAACTGCCAGAGGGCGCGACCGGAGTAGGAGCAGCGCAGGTTGAACATGTGGTCGAACAGGGTTTCGGCTTCCTTCTGGGTGTACGGAACACCGATCTCGATGGCGCCGTTGATGACTCGCTGAATGGTTTCGGGCCACATCTCGTTACGACCCATGAACTCAATCGGCCGACTGTACGTTCTCAGATACACGATCTCGCCGAGGCCGCCGAAGCCCCACGGAGCCTGTTTTGAAGCGTACTGTCCTACGAAGTCGTCGCTGATGTAAGCCATTTTCTGCTGCTTTCCCTGAGGTAATTGGCGTGTGAGGGGGATCAGGCCGGGAAAATCCCGAGTTCTCGTGCTTTGACGAGTGGGATTTTTGACCCGGCTCGAGCTACAAGGACCTTCCGGTAAATTCCGGCGGTCACTTCTTGCTCTTCCCAAATGTCTTCGGGAACCAGAACGGTTTGCCCCTCCACCATGGAAGGCACGTCGCCGAGGCCCCAGATTCGTTTGGGTGCGTCGTTCACCCCAGTGCAGTCGCCGGTGGGATGACCGCAAACCGGGCATGGTCCGCGGTCGGCTCTTACGACCTGATAGCCCCCAACATACGATGAGTCACCGGAGTAGAACGGCATTTTCCGATGGTACATCACGGCGATCGGCCCGAGTGCAGAAACGCGAAAAAGGCACCCTTTCGGGTGCCTTTTGTCGCTGACTTTTTGTTGAAGCCGGATTAGGAGGTGTAGCGCGGCTCCTTGCCGAGGTTCACCAGTTCCTGATTGACGAGGTGGTTGTACTCCTCCTCGTACTTGTGCTGGAGCACGAGGTGCGCGCGGCGGCGGGCCTCGTTGCGGAGACGGGTCTTCCGCTTCTGCTCCTCGCGGCGCTCTGCCTTCTGCTCGGGGGTGAGGACGCTCGGGCGACCACGCTTGATCGCACCGGGCGAGTTCATCAGCTTCTCGTATTCTGTTGCCATTTCTGTTTCTCCTTGTTCTGGATTAGTTAGTTCCCGGAAGCGGGATGAGTGGAAAGTTATCGGGGCGATTCGGGAACAACAACCTCGTTCCGGATTTTTTTTTGATTGACCGAAATCGCCTGTGTCCGCAGGGCGGGGGGGTCGGCCGAGAACGGGCCTTGGAAATTCTTCGACATCATCGTTGACGCCGGCCCGCGAGTGCGCTTACAATGCGTAAGCGATTCCCCGCACCCGGAAGAAAACAGGAGAACCATGGATGACGACATCAACGAGAAGATGATGATGGAGGTCATGAGGCCACTCGATGAAGACTCCCTCGATCACCTGATGAAGATCGCGGCCGAGGTCGAGCACATCGCGAAGACCGCGCACATCACCGCAGTAGAACGAGGGACGCTCGAGGTGGCCAGCCAGCAAATTTTGATTTTGTGCTCCAAGGCCCTCGCCGGATACAACCTGTACTCCGAATACCGTTTCCGCGGAAAAGAACTCCTCGACGAGACGAAGTTCAACAAGCTGATCGCCGAAAGTAGAGACAAAACCATTTTCGAGGGCCTGTCGGATGACGCCATAAAAGATTTCGAAGCGCTTCTCGTCGATCCTGACATCATTTTTGGAGACGCCAAATGAGCGGCATGGAGGAAAAAACGTTCGCGGTGAGTAATCCTTATCAGTGGGTTTTTTCTAGCGGCAAACTGTTGAGATACTCCGGCAATTCGGTGGACAACAAATACTCCACCGTTCTCCATCGAGCCTCCTGCATTGCCCTTCGGGACGTACCATGCCTCGGCGAAGCGTCACCTCCCGAGATCGCGGCTGGGTACTGGTGGGATCGACTGAGCGGCATGGACAGGGATCGCAGCTGGGACGACGAACACGCTAAAGGAAAAATTCGCACACCTGACAGCAGCTCCGACGAAAACGCACAAGACGGCACCGCCTTCGAACTACTTTCGCATTATCACATAAACGATTCGTGGGTTTGCCGCTGGCTCGATTGGGAATTTTGCAAACTTTGTGTCCCCGAGGAACACAATCGCCAATCAGCTACACAGTTCGTATCGATGCTGAATAACGAAGAATTGGCCGAAGTGGTGGATGACCTCGCAGGCCGAATCATCGAAACCGAGATCGAAACATTAGTGCCGGCTGCTATTTACGACCTACTGACAGAAGTCTCAAAACGGCTCGAGTCAGAAGACGACGAGCTCGTCGATCTCATCGAAACTGAAGAAAACAAGAAGAAGGAAGACTGATGAAAGCCAAAAGCATGACCGCTGGCGCGGTCGTGTATCTTTGCCCCGAGCACAGCTGGATGTACGAATGAAATGACGGATCAAAACGTACAGTTATACAAGGAGGTCGCGCTCTCGGCGCTCCGCGAGGGAGACCTCAACGATGCGCCGGAGCGCATTCTTTCCTCCGTACTGAAGGTATTTGTCCGCGACCCCGATTTATACAAATACAGCGAAATTGGCAGCATCGTCCGGGCGCTCGATGAGATCGGATTTTTCCGATTTCGGAACGCGGTTTACGATCTCGCCGACACTCTTGGTGTATCGCGCGTCACAATATACAAATATCTGAATCGCCGGTAGGTTGGAATTTACCGCTCCAGACGGTAGCATCCCTGTCACAGCGCAACAAACCAACGACCGAAAGGACACATGATGCTGACCCCTGACGAAATCAACAACGAATACAAGAAAAAGTTCCACGAGGACCCCGACAACCAGCACTTCTGGGCTGAAGTCATGAGAGCACGCTTCTGCCTTCTCGCCAGTGCCGGCGACGACCCGATGTCGACCCTAAAGAACTACAACGTCACCGCCGAGGTTATCAAACACCTCACCGGCGAACTTCCGGCTCCGCCCGAGCCGAAGCAGAAAATGGTCGACAAGTACCAGACCGTTATCGAATGGTGCATGGAAAACCATCTGCTGCAGACCGACGCGAACGTCGTTGCTGAGATCGGAAACATCTCATACGCGTCCGCGCTCAAGTTCATCAAGGACCGGCCCGACCTCTTCTACAAGATCAAGAAGGGCCTGTACGAAGTCCGGAACCCGAAAATCTTCCGCCAACAAGAATCCTCTTGACAGGCCCGTTCGACCTGCTGTAACTTTCCGCGCGCACCCAGACGCGGAAGGAGACAGCCGGTCCGATGGCCAGACCCAAATACCCTCGTGTAGTCGAGCTTGTCCGTGATTTCAGTTGGACAGAGCGCGCTAACTGTAAATCAACAGACACGGCAAACTTCTATCCGGAAAAAGCCGACCCGTTACTGATGAAAAAACTATCCGCGGCACGAGAGGCGTGCGCGGAGTGTCCAGTTCGGCAAGAATGCCTCGACTACGCGATAGAGTATGAGCCTCTCGGTTTTTGGGGCGGGATGACGGAAAAAGACCGCAAACTTCTTCGCCGCAAAAACGGTCGACCCGTCCGCGCGCGTGTCTTCAACTAAGGTTCGACCATGACGCTGAAATCTGTCCTTGATGACGGCTTTGTCCGTCTCGACAACCACATGGCCGACGACCTATCCGTCGTGAACGCCGCGAGAGTTTCTTTCGGCAAACAGCACACCACGATGGAAGAAGGGGACGAAAAACTTGTTCGATTTCTCATGCGGGAGCGCCATGGGACGCCGTTCGAGCACAATTCGCTTCGGTTCCACGTCCGCGCCCCCATCTTCGTGGCCCGCGAATGGTTCCGACATCGATCCGGATGGTCATACAACGAGTTTTCCGCCCGGTACACGGAAGTTGAACCCACCTACTATGTGCCGAATCCCGAAGACGTCAGATCGCAGGTCGGGAAGCCCGGCGCCTACACCTTCGAACCACTCGAGTCATTTGCGGCAGAGCGTGTAGTCGACACCATCTGGGAACAGAATGGGCACGCGTACCGGACCTACAAGTATCTGCTGGAGACCGGATGCGCCAAAGAGCTGGCCCGGACTGTTCTGCCTGTCGGGATGTACACCGAGTTCTACGCGACGTGTAACGCCCGGTCGCTCATGCACTTCATTTCTCTGCGCGCCCACGAAACCGCCCAGTACGAGATTCGCGAATACGCATTCGCGTTGGATGAAATTCTTCAAGAACTGATGCCGGTGACCCACGAGGCTTTCCGCATGAACGAAAGGACAGCCCCCTGATGGGAATTCGCAACAAGGATTACGAAACCACAGCTTTGACGCGAGTCGAGTGGATGCGCGCTCGCGGCTACAGCGAGCAGCAGATCGACGAATACCTGAAGCGTAAAGAAAAAAAGCAGAAGGCTAACGGGTGAGCCGGTTTGCCTCTCCCGAAGTAGATCGCTTCCTGTCGCTGCTCGACGGCGTACGCCAAAACGGGCAGAACTGGTCTGCCAGATGTCCATGCAGGAACGACGACTCAAACCCGTCCCTGTCGATCGGGCAAGGACGAGACGGCCGCGTCCTCGTCACCTGCCACCGCGGAACACCATGCTCAGTAGAGCAAATTTGTGACTCGATGGGCCTAGAGCTCGGCGATCTGTATCCGGTCGACGACGACTGGGAACCCGTCGAACGCAACGACCCGAAAGTGACCCCACAAGGCGCATCATCAGTTTCCGTAAAGGCCAAAAAACAGAAGCTCGACCTCAAAGACACCTACGACTACACCGACACAGACGGCAACCTGCTGTTCCAAAAACTGCGATTTGTGGACGAGAACGGCAAAAAAACATTCCGTCAACGTCGGCCGGTCGGCAACCGCTGGGAATACAACCTCGACGGCGTCACGCAAGTCTTATACCACCTGCCAGAAGTCGTCGAAGCCGTACGTGAAGGCAAAACCGTTGTCGTCGTGGAAGGCGAAAAAGATGTTGAGACGCTGCGCGCCATGGGGCGGGTCGCAACAACCATGCCCGGCGGAGCCGGAAAGTGGCGTCCGGAACACACCGAGGCGCTACGCGGGGGCAACATCGTTGTTGTCGCAGACAACGATGAGCCCGGCAAAGCGCACGCCATCCAAGTCCGCGACGCCCTGACCGAGGCCGGCTGCTCCGTCCGAATGATGATCCCAGACGGGGTAAAAGACATCACCGATCTGATCGAAGCCGGTCGAGGACTCAAAGACCTACGCGACTTCGATGGCGAACTTCAGGAACCCGAACTGACAGACCCGATCCAGCCGGCGCTCAACAAGATCGAAAACCTGCTCGCACGCGACGACATACCTCTGTCGTCGAAGATCACCCGCGCGACGATGATCCTCGACGAACTTCGGCCACAGACCACAGCCCGACCAGCCGGCCGTCTTGTCAAATGGTCCGACTTCGTCGACGAAGCTGTCGACGATTCATACGACTGGGTGATACCCGGCCTTCTAGAACGCGGCGAGCGCGTCATAATCGTGGCCAGTGAGGGCATAGGGAAAACAATGCTTGGCCGTCAGGTAGCGCTCTGCACCGCTTCCGGCATACACCCGTTCACCTTCGAACGCATGGAGCCCATCCGCACCCTGATGGTCGACTTGGAGAACCCGCAGCGGATCATCCGCAGAACGTCGATCGACATTCAGAAGAAGGCTCAGATGTTCGGTTTTTGCGACGATCCGCAGGCCCATTTGTTCATCAAACCTGACGGCCTCGACCTTCTGCAGTCCGGGGATCGCGTGCTGTTGGAGAACGCGATCGAGCAGACAAAACCCGACCTCCTGCTGCTGGGTCCGGTGTACAAGTCGTTCGTTGATCCGGGCGGACGTACCAGTGAAGCAATTGCTATTGAGGTCGCTAAATATTTTGACTCATTACGAGAGTGGTTTAATTGCGCCATGTGGTTTGAGCACCACGCACCCTTAGGGTCTACAATGTCTTCAAGGGATTTGCGACCTTTCGGCTCCGCTGTGTGGTCAAGGTGGCCCGAGTTCGGGCTCAGCCTCCAACCAGACCCGACGGCAACCACAGGATATGTTTACGACGTAAACCACTTCCGCGGCGCTCGAGACAGGCGACGATTCCCTACAAAAATGATGCGCGGGCGAAGATTCCCATTCGAAGTCCTCGAATTCATGGCGGTCGACTAATGGCAAAGCAAAATGGGTTAACACGAGAATTTCTTGCCGAACGAGACGTTCGCGTATTCAAAATGCGGCAAGCAGGCGTCGCCCCCTCCGAAATTGCTCGCAGATTCGGCATGAGCACCAACGCTGTAAACAGCGCCATCAAACGCCAACTCGAAAAACTCAATCGAGAAGCCCTGATGGCGTATCCCGAAGTTCTGCGCATGGAACTCGAACGCCTCGACGCACTTCAACAGGCGATCTGGCCTCTAACACAGCACCGCAAAATCACTACGGATGACGGTCAAGAAGTCGCAGTAGAGCCTGATATGAAAGCCATCCAACAGGTTCTTGGGATTATGGATCGGCGATCACGGCTGCTCGGCATGGAGCAAACGAACGTCAACCTCCAAGTCGAACAAGTCGAACCCCAGCGCGCCGCGCTCGCCGGAGCCGCAGACAACGCTGCCGCCGCGATCGACGCGTTCGACCCTGAAAAAGAAGCAAAACAGCTGCTCGAGCTCATGGGCAACGCCGGCGTACTCCCCGCAGAAACAGTGAACTCTTTGCTGTATGATTCACCCAAGGCTGAACTAGAAGAAGCCAAAATAGATCAGGAGCCAGAGCAGCGTGAGCCAGAGAAGGAAATCCTCTACGGAGAAATTATCCACCCCGGTGGACATAACCCCACCAGCTGAGGACAACATTGTCGCAGCGATAGACAAAGTCGCTGAAACGCTCGAGCCCACAATTCCCGCAAACACAGGTGCGGAAGACGGCGGGACCGCCTCCAAGCAGGTTCTCATTCGGGCAACCGAGCAGGACCACGAACGCTGGAAACTTGCCGCCGAGGCCAAAGGCATCAGCATGTCCGAATTCATTCGCAACCTGTGCAACGCTGCTGCGACCGACATTCTGGACTGCTCTCACCCTCCGGAAATGCGGAAAGCGTACCCTTGGTCAGAAAAATGCATGGCCTGCGGTCACCGCTTTCGGTGATGTGAGAAAATATTTGAATGGCCAGACCGCGCAAAAGGCTTCGAATCGAGCCGTACAAACCCGACGCAGTTGACGCTGACTGGGACGGAATCGTTCAAGAAGGCACCGCGTGGGAACGGCCACGTGGCACCCGCATTTTTGACGAAGCGGGAGAAGAAATCAAACGTGGTGCTATTCGTGGCTTTGATGCGGCCGACGCCACCCCGATCCGGTTCATTGACGCTGACGGCAATGAGGTCGAGTACCGGCAGACGTGGAAAGAGGCGCGGAAGCAGACCCAACGCCGGCCTCTCGGGCGAACGCTTGCGGAACGTGGAGCACCGTCCCTTGCGAGCCGACAGGAATCGCTCGGTCAACGATTCGGAAATCTTGGGGACAGCGGTGTTCCTGATCTTATTTATGCGCTCGATGTTGAGTTTGACGAGCTGCCAGATTTCATCGATGTTGATATGGACCGTGGCGACATTATTGACGCACGACGCGAATGGTGGGCTCAGACTCGCCTTGCCCAGCTGGTCACCGACCTGAAAAGTTCGACGCAGGCCCGACGTGACGCTGCCCGTATCCATAACCCGCACGCCCACTACATGTTGGACTGGGGAAATCGAAAAACTGTTTCAGAGTGGGAACAATACCGAAATGCTCTCCGGCAGGCAATTGCTGAGGCTGCTGACGACAAAGAACGTCGAGCACTTCAGGGTGAGCTGAACGCTTCCGAAGATATCGAAAAACTTGAGAACTGGCTGTCCGGTCAGGACATCACAACGGAAGATATGGAAGCCGTCGCTGACGCCGCAGCACAAACGCAAGCGCGGCGGGCGCAGCCGGAACAGGGAACACCGGAAGCGATCCGGCAGCGGAACGCTGAAGTCATTTCTCAAATTGAGGCTGCCGGGGGTTTCTTCAACTTTTCTGCTCTCACACACGAAGAGCGCAACGCATTTATCGAACAGGAAAAACCGAAGACTGTCTCTTCGCTGATTAGGGCCAACCCGGAAAGTGCGCGCAACAGTATTCGCAAAAGATGGACGTCTTTAATTGACGAGAAAAAAGAGACAGTCGCGTATTACGAGGGGCTGGTTGATAAGGCGACAAACCCAGAAGATAAGGAACGGTTTCGTCAGAGAGCAGCCCTCGCAAGGCGGGTGGTCGAATATTTAGAAACTCACGATTCCGACGAGGTTATTGACGAAATCGCTAAGTTAACCAGAAGCTTGGTTGAAGACGAAGATACTCGTGTGGCAGTTCAAATGCCAGTCGGGAAATTGTCCGACTTTCTATCTCAAGGCTACAAAACCACACACGAAGCACATAGCGACCATAGTGCGTCAGATATTCGAACCGCGTATGAAGTAACTCAAGGAATCCCGGTCGACGCCCCAGCGTCAATTCGGCCAGCGTCCGGATATCTGCAAAACGGTGCGCGCCGCCGAGCCGCACGTCAGGTCGCAATCGAAGAAGGTACCGTCAACCCAGATGCCGCCACCGGCGTCGCACAGCACAACGCCGGAAATGCTGGACTGTACGGCGGAATCCAGATGATCATGAAGCCGGAAGTCGGTGGGCGAACACGATTCGGCATGGGTGACTCATTCAACGCCAGCATCCGATCCGCCCCACTGAATGGAGCGACAGATGACCAGCTTATCGACGCAGTGCTCGCCACGGACGGGGGCAAAGGCGCAACGATGGATGCGGAAAAAAAACGATTTATGGATCTGGTGGAAGTTCTCGCCACCGGCGGAAACTCGGAACTTTTTGGCGCCAACCCGGTTAACGACCGCGTGGTCGAAAAATTTGGACTGCCCTCACAGCAGGGGTCAACTGACTACTGGGAAACTCTGATCTTCGGCTCTTTCAACATAACTGATATAGAAGAAATCTTCATCCCGGAAGCCGACATACCGAGAACCGTCAAGCCGAAGGCAAACTTCGGAAAAGATGCACGAGACTGGCTCGCCCAGTCCCTAAGAGATAATCCTGAACTGTTTCAGTACCTCTCGGCAGGTCAGATTCAAGAACTTAGACGACTTGTTGAGCTGCACCCAGAAGAAGCCGCGCGTTTGTCGGAGAAACTCTCTAACGTTCTTAACTTCATTGACGAGCTGCGAGACCAGCAAAACTTTGTGCAGCGTATCGCTGACGTCTCCCCAGACACCAAGGTTACGATCACTACACCAAAAGGTGAGTCGCATCTCCGACCCGCCATGTTCAATCTGCCGGAAGATGGGGACGTGATGGGGTTCCTTGAGGGGAGAATTGAGTTCCATGTAAACTCAATCTTCGAACAGCTGCGCGAGCTGCCGACCGGCCCAGCAACAGATATCGATCGGCAAGGGTTTGACCTCGGTGTCGCCGATGACATTGACGCCATGTCAGCCGACTGGACTGAAATCGAAACCAAAGCGTCGCGTGCTCGGCTACGCCTCCAGCCGTACGACCCGGACGCCAAAGACGCCGATGGTGACGGCATTGTTCAGGAAGGCACTGCATGGGAACGTCCTGCGGGATGGAAAATTCTTGACGAGTTCGGCGAAGAAATCGCAGCCGGACGAATTCTTGGCCGTGTCCCCGACAACGTTACATACGTAAATGAAAAAGGTGAGAAAGACACCTACACGCCGAAGCCGCCGGAGCAGGACACGCCCGACGGGAGAACATCAAGCCCGGCAATCTCCGGCCTCCCCACCCTCGGTGAGATGGCCCGCGGTCAGCATCCGGACAACGAAGAACGACAAAAGCCGAAGCCTCCCCCCGCACCAAAAAGCAAAGTTCCGAAAAAGCCCGAGGACGAAGCCGAAGAGCGTACTCCCGGCGAAATCCTGTTCGGCACCCCTGAAGAACCGATCGAATGGGAAGAACTTGCAGACATTTTTGAGGAAGAAGGTTTCCAGCCGATCCGAAATCAATGGCAACAAGACATGTCGTTCGAAGAATTTTTGGAGGAGCTGTTCAGCCCAGACGGCGCTTTCCACACCTACTGGATCAACTGGAACGAGTGTCGTGAAATTCGACAGTGGGGCTACAGGCTGTCTGGAACAACCCCGGGAAGTTCGGACCCGAACCTGACGCGCACCGACGGATATTTCGGGGTTGGTCTCGGATACATCGTCACCCCAGAAGAAATGCGAAATCTCGCTATCGGCGTTATGGCGCTCATCGCCAAACGGCGACGTGAACGTGCCGAAGGTGATCGACGAGAAGTGCCGAAACTGTACCGGGCGGTCGATGTTGACGACCTCGACGAGTTTCTGGAAGCGTTCCAAGAAGGCGAATTTGTTGACATCCCGTTGCTTGCTACCGCGCAAAGCAGCGAGGGTGAAGGCCATGTCGCAAACTTGACGCGCTACGGAACCGAAGTGCTCATGGAGATCCAAGACGCGGACGGGCACTCCAACGGCGAAATGTTCATTGTGTACAGCTGGGAAGACGAACTTGACTCCCTCGACAAAGCGTACGACATCATCAATCAAAATCTGGAAGATATTCGCGAAATTCTTTCGGACGGTGATCTTGATCCGGACGACATTCGTTCATACGAAAACCAGCAACGCGACTTGACGGAGTTTCTTGGTCGGCTCCGAGTGACCCGAGCCAGACTTCGTGGCGGCATCGACGGTTTAGATGACGATGACCGCGATTTTCTGGTTCGTGTACGCGAAGAGATTGCCAGCGGGCACTACCTCGATTTTCGGGAAATGACCGGCCATCCGTATCGCGTCACGGGAGAGGCGATGTTGGCCGACTCAAAGCTCAAGCCGGACCACCCTGACTTTTTCCCGGACGGCGACTACTACGAGACGTTGATGGACTCGCTACCCGAGGACGACCCGCGAAGGCAAATTGAGGTCGTTACCGGTGGCCGCTTCGAAGTTGTGTCGGTTGACGAAGAAACCGATCCGCTGACCCCATATAGCCATCGGATCGTGCTCAAACAAGTCGGAGTGTTTGACCCCGTGAACCCGGGTCGAATTGTTGGCGAGATTGAAGACGTTGAAGAGTTTGATGATCGCCCACCGACAACGCTGGCAGAGCAGGCCGGCGACTATTCGAGTCTTCCTTTAGACCCGGACACGCCTGTCCCCGCCGCATTGTTCGACGACTGGACAGAGAGCGGCGTGAACGCGCTGGCCCAGACAAGCGATCAAACGCGGATGCGTCACCTCGTAACCGCATTTTGGGAAGGCGACTTCTCGTGGGTGCTCGAATGGCTCCACTCCGGATACGCCAGCGTCGCAGCTGAAGAAGGTTTTGCCGACTTGGGGGACGAGGGTCTTGACGATGTCACCTTGGCCGACATTCGCGCGTATGTTCAAGGTGAAATAGAGCAAGCCCGTGAATCAATTCAAACTCACGATGGCACCCGTGACGGCAAATACATTTTTGTGTGGCGTGGCGGTCGAGTCGGCGACAAAATGCTGGTATCCGTCGCAGCAGACGACGGCCGCGACCGAGGTGCCGAAAAGATCGCAGCAAAATACGGCGACGCATACCGTTACAGAATTCCCGTCGACGCCGTCTACTACGAAGAACGAGACGGCGAATCCGGAGAATTCCTTGTCGACGCGTCACGTCTCGAACTGATCGACAAAGATGGAACACCTGTCGGCCCGCTCGGCGACCGTGAAGACACCCCGTTCAGTAACTTTATGCGCAACCTTTTCGAAGAAAACATTCCGGGCTGGATCAGAACCGACGAAGACAAAGTTCAAGAAGCGTACCGAGCGTTCGAAAACCAAGATCCAGATGACGAAGACGGAATGTCAGAAGAAGATCTGTATGAGCAGCTTCGACAGTTCGAGTTGGAAGCACGACAAGAGTTGTATGCCCGTCTTGCCGAGGTCGCCGGCTGGCCCGCTGCGGACGCCCTCGAAAAATGGATCACAGGGTACATGGGCACCACCGAGTCCATACGTGAAGACGTTGTTCGCGGCGAACCACGCGCCCGTCCGCTCCTCGAGTTGATCGACGCCTCAGACGAAGTTGATTTCCCGCTATACCGCGGCATGCGGCTATCTAAAGAACAGCTGGAAGAAATGTTGGAGCGCGGCCGCATCAACTTCCCAATCGGCGCGACCAGCACGTCATCATCCTCAGCCGCGGAATATGGCCCGGTCATGTTCCGAATCGAAGGTGCGCAGGCATTCCCCGCCCACTACTTCTCACCAATCGACGAAAACGAATGGCTCATATCCGGCGAGTTCGAAATCGTGGAAGTTGGATCTTTTGTTGACAGAATGGGCAACGACACCGGCAAAACACTGATCGTGGTCCGCCCAACCGGCAGAAACTACCTCGACAACCAAGAGCAGCTCGCAGCCGAAGGACTAGAAGCAGAATGAAACCAAAACTCCTATCCACCGCAGCAAACGGCGACCAGTTGTGGGTCAACCGCAAACACCCGAACGGCAAAATGTCCGGCTTCATTCTACAAATCAACAAAATCAAACGACCCGTTGACGACGTCGGCATGGCCCTTCAGTCAGACCGCTGGCCGTCAGGCGAAAACATCGACAAATACCTGCAGCGCCGCGAACCAAAAAAACCGAAGCTCATCAACTACCCTGACTTCGACCGACCGATGAACAGAATGCGGAAACCAGACAATGACGACACTCCACGTCCAAGACAACGCCCTACCTGAACCACTGCTACGCAGAGTCGCCAAAGACCCAAACTTTTTCCCAGCCGACATGTCGCTTCACGACAACATCGGCGAATACCTCAACAGCTACCACGATCAAGAATGCGACTGCTTCGCCCCCTACATGTTTTGGGACGGATGGCTCAACTCGCCCGCTGACACGCTCCGCAAACAGGTCATCCAAGTCTTATGGTCGCAGCCCGGACTGCTGCCGTTCCCTATCGAAGAAGTTGCCGGGTTCGAATACTGGACCCGCACCTTCGGAGTCGGCCAATACCTCGGCGTTCACTGCGACGAAGACACGTTTCAGTACGCCAAGGACAGGTACTACCGTGGGCCCGCGATCGGCTGCGTCTGGTACGGCACCAGCGAATCGACCGGCGGGTTCCTCGAACTGCACGCCACCACCATCCTCGAAGGGAAAGATTCCCTTGAACGAGAGCAACTCGATGCGCTAATGTCGGCACCCGAGGAACGTGAACGGATCATGTACCGGCCTAATCGGCTGGTCGTGTTCGATGCCGGTCACCGGCTTCACGAGACAACGAAAACTCTTACCGGCAAGCGTCAGGTGATGGTGGTCAACGTGTGGCACCGCGACAATCCGCCGAGCGCAATCGAAACAGGCGAATTTTTTTACGAATGACTTTTGTCTCCGGACCAATAACTGAACTTCACAGAGATCGAGCGCAGAGACGAGCCGCTGAGTATCCGGTCCTAAAAGGCTCCCACCGTGGCAAAACCGCCAATGAGATCGGTGCGCTCGGTGAAGTTATCGCGGAAAGCTGGCTGGCGAGGAACGGGGTCAGGTTCACCTCTGTTCGCACCACAAGAACCGACCTGATCCTGTCAAACGGAAAAACGCTCGAGATCAAAACGAAAGACCGCACCGTCGCACCAAAACCAGAGTACGAAGCGAGTATTCCGCTGTACAACCACGATCACCAGCAGCCTGACTACTACCTGTTCGTTTCCCTAGAACGCAAACGTGGCCCATCTTCAACGCTTGAAGATTTTCACACCGCGCACATTGTCGGGGCATCCTCCGTCCGCAAAATGCATCAACACGGGAAAGTGTGGAAAGCCGACGAAACCGACCCGGACAACGGCACCACCTTCTGGACCGACTGCCTGAACATAAAAATAGAAAATTTGGTGGAGCCCGCTACCGCGTTGGTACACTGGGCGCCATGAATGCTGAACTAATACTACAAATTCAAAATAAGCTCGAAGGTTACGTGTACAACCATGGCGGTGACCGTTACGACGACGCTGCACAAACCATCAGCATTTGCCTACAGCGCGGGTACCACGAACTGCCGGAACTCGAGTTCAAAAGGGTCGCATTTCGCATACTGAAAAACCTCCGAGTCAACCGTTATCGTCAACTCGACTTACAGGATCGATACTTCCCGGTGATCGCCAGACCAGAACAGACAGAAGACCTCCACCGAGAAATGTTTTTCGAGGACATGATTTCACAACTCGACCCGACCGAGCAGAAAATTTTGACGATGAACATGGTTGACGGCTGGAACATGAACGACGTAGCCAAACAGATGGGGATCACCCCCAGCTTGGCACGCAAACGCAAAATGGTCGCTATCAAAAAGTTGCGCACCACACTTGCCCCGACTTCATAAACACTTGCGATAGTTTGACCACGTGCGTCGAGAAAAACCAGAGTACGACTTCACACGTCACCGGCCAACAATCGGCAACACGTTTCTTCCGTGGCCAGAACGAACAGGGGCAGGGCGAGAGTTCAACCGTGGCCTCATGAGAGACGAAAACTCCGGCTTTTTTTATAGTTACGGTCCAGAATGGCACCACAACATTGTCGGTGACAGCAACGACGGTTTTTTGGAAAACTGCTATTACCGGGTCAACTCGGACGGCATGCATTGGGATGAATATGTATCCGAACCAGATCTTCTGGCTTTGGGATGCTCCATTACTGCTGGTGTCGGCATCCCCTACGAGTACACGTGGCCGAACATTTACCGTCACGTCACCGGGGAGTCTGTAAATGCTGTGGCGCGGCCGGGGGCCTCACTTCGCACAATGGTGAAGTCCGCTTTACATCACATCAAACATTACGGGCTTCCCAAAAAAATCTTTATTTTGATTATGGACGCTATGCGCTACACGTTTTTAGAACCCGCGAGCTTGAAGCACACGCACTACCCAAGGACTCGAGTTCTTTTATATGACCGCGAATCAGAAGGATACTCCGAGGGAGGAGGTGCCAACGCGTTTGTTTATGACGATGGACGCGGTCTTCCGATCGTTCCTTCCGCTCATTTTCTGGCAGAAGAAAATTTGACAGCGCTCGAGCACCTTGGATATGTATGCGACATTATGAATATCGATTTGCGCCTCAGTTTTGACGGTAGAGAATTCACGGCACAGTTCCAATCAATGGGATGGGACGTCGTACCGAGACACACCCCCGAAAACGAGTTTCTTCCCCAAGGCAAAGATCATGAACTGTTTTGGGATTACGGGTGGGACACAACCCCAAACGCTGCCTATGCCGCTCACCCCGGACTCCAAGCACACCTCGAGCTAACATCTAGTTTTCTCGGACGGCAACTCGGGCCAGACGAATGGAAAGACGTCACACCGTGGGCGCGACATAAATTTCGTCACGACATTCCACACCCGCAAAAACAATGAACGTCGATCCCCTCACAGAGCTCTGGAGAATCCGAGAAAAAGACCCGTCCCGACTCTGCCAGACAGGATGGCCAGTTTCCGAAGCGCTCAAGCACAACCCTGCCGAATACGACGAAGAACTCGGAATTCGCTGGTCTGACGGGACCGGCTATTTTTACACAAAACCAATGGAAAGGGTGGCTCACCAGTTCAACTCTCTAGGCTTCCACGGGCCAGAGTTTGTCGATCAGCCCGACATAGTGACCCTCGGATGCTCTATGACAAACGGCATCGGGCTTCCTCACAACTTCACGTGGCCACACATCATCAGCCACATCACCGGCCAGACGGTGAATAACATTTCTGAGCACGGACAGGGGTGCGTCAACCAGTTTCTGTCCCTCCTTGGACACAACGCAGCACACGGCAAACCGAAAAAAATCTTCTGGCTTGTCACACCATTGGACCGTTTTTATTTCGCGTTGCCCGCGGCGGGCACCACCACTTTCCAGTACAGCGCCGACGCACACGCATACATCGATCACGCAAAGCCAATCACATTTAAATCTATCGACGGAACTCCAGCGTTCATACCAATCAACGTTGGCATCCATCAAAACCTCATAGCAATCGACCAAACCATCTTTTACTGCGAAGGCGAAAAAATAGATCTCCGTTTAAACTCGTGGTCGCGACCGACTCTCAACGCTCTCGTTAAGGACTACCACCACATAGGAATCGTCGGCCACAAATTTGGATGGGTTCAAGATGGTTCAAGAGAAGCAAAAGCTGAACAGCAATATTGCGGATGCGGACTGAAGCCACAAAACTCGTATCAGTCCGATTTCTGGAACGCCGCGAAAGACACAGACGACGGACGCGACTCCACCACCGAACATCCCGGACTACACTCACAACTACACTTCGCAGAACTGTTCCTCGAACGCGAAATCACCACCAGCGAGATAGCAGACATCACCCCGTTTTGGGCAGGAACCGAAATTGAAAACAAAATCAATGCGTGACGAAAATTATTTTAATCCCGGCTACGACCTAACCGTACTCAGGCTGAACCCCGCAGAACAGTTTTACAGCTGGCCAGAATCACCCAAACACTGGAAACAGTTAGATTGCCTTCTTGAAACTGACGAAACAACGGGCATCACCTACAGCCGTGGAGTGGAATGGCACCAGAACATCAGCCCACACAAAAACGGTGCTCTGCCAAACTGCTACTACCGGGTGAACTCTGATAATGCCCACTGGTACGAATACGAACACAACCCTGACGTTGTAGCACTCGGATGCTCGCTCACAGCAGGCATGGGCATACCAATCGAATACACGTGGCCGTCCATCTACCGTCAGATCACCGGCGAAACAGTAAACAACATTGGCCGTCCCGGCAACCCGCTCGCCCGCTCGGCCTACTCGCTGTTTCGCCACGTAAAGAACTACGGCCCACCGAAAAAAATTTTTGTTTTACTAGGTGACCCTTACCGTTACTGGCATCAGGGTCCGCTGCCGCGTCCGCTGCCGCACGAGGGTCCGGGCTTACTGCTGAACGATCGTATCGTTCAGTTCAACCATGATACGCTGACATATGTCGGGCATGGTGGGAAACCTTGGAACTTTCGGGATTCTTTGGGTCGTGAAACGATGTTGTCACCCGATATTTGTGTTGGTGAAAATTTGCGTGCGTTCGAACACGTACTGTATTTCGCTGAAGCGTTCGATATTGACGTGAAATTGCAGGTCATCCAGCCGATAGTCGAGTCGCATTTTGAACAAATCGGATATCCAGTTGTGCGCTCCACCGCAAACCAAGAACCAGTTCCTGAAACGAAAGATCAGGAGCTGTTCTGGCGGTACGGTTTCGACTTTGTGGACGGCGTCCACCACGACGCCCATCCCGGGTTAGTGGAACACCTGAAATGGGTATCAGGATTCCTCGGGCGTCCAGTCACCCAAAACGAACTGAAAACGATCACCTGTTGGGCAAGCCACCTTTTCGACCATGACGCGCCGAAATGGTCAGGGAAAGAACGCTAAGATCCGGCCATGACCTTCGACGAATGGCTCCAAATCGGTATCGACAACAAATGGTGCGGCCCCGCGGTCTGCTCCACCCACGACGGCATCCCCATGTCCCCCGACGAAGACGACGAATGGGCTGACGGCCTCGACCCCTGCCACCATGTCATCCGTCTCTACGAAAACGAAAACATCGCCGACACGATCAACCACTCCTTCACCCCCTACAAGTGGCGGACGTCATGGAAACTGCCGACATGATGCGCGTCAACATCGGCCCCGACATTTGGGCCATCCAAACCCTCACCGAAGCCCGATGCGACCAGATTGGACGCGGCATCACCCACGACCCCAACTGGAAACGCAAAAATCGGCATCCGCTCGACCACGGTGCGGGCGTCAACGTCCGCGACCTCACCGACACGTCGCTCGGCAACATCATCAACGACCACGCCCGACAACTCTCCGAACTCGTCGAAGAGCTCTACAACACCAACATTCGAGTCAGATCCACCTACATACAAAAATGGGACCACAAAGGTGACGAAACCGTCGACATCCCCGGCGGAGGCAAAGGATGGATCACCGTCACCTGCCTCGAAAACACCATCGCACCATCCGGCGGCCTCCGATTCCCCGACCTCGGCATCACCTACGAAGGAATCAAAGGACGCACCCTGTTCTACCCCAACACCTACCCGCGCAGCGTCACACCCGTATACCGCAGCCTCACCACAATCCGCACCAGACACCACTAACAGATAAATCTAAACAAACCGAGAAACCCGACACAAAACTACAACAACCCCCAAACCGGCGACGCATCACAACAATCCACGTCCCACCCCGACGGCAACAACGAAACCGCACGAGCCAACACCCGCGCCCTCGACACAAAAAACACCGCCGACAAACGCGACCCCACCACAGGCTCAACCCCATGCAACACCGCCGAAGGAAACACCACACCCCACCCAGCCCGCGGCACCACCGGCCCAACACCCAACTCAGGAAACACCAACTCCCCACCACCACCCGACTCCAAAAACAACACCACCGTAAAATCCGCCCAACAATGCCACGGCGCACCCGACACCGTCAACACACCACCCTCATCAAACACATCCGAATGCGGCACCGCCCACTCACCAACCCGCCACTCACGCACCGAACCCCGCCACACCACCACAGGCTCCCCACACACCCCCACACACACATCACGAACCAACCCCCACACACCACCCAAAAAATCCCCCACACCCACACCAACACGCTCCACAACCCACTCAGGATCACCAACCCCCAACGGATCCAACAACACCGACCCCGACCGCACACCAGCAGCCACACCAACCGGATCCACCGACCACAAAAACTCCGAAACCACACCACCAAACTACACCACACCCCCAACAGATAAATCTAAACACCACACCGCGACCCAAAAAAACCAAAACACCACCCCCCAGCGGGGCGGCGTCGCGATTGTCAGCTTCGGGGCTTCTGATGCCGTTTGCGCGAGCATGCGCGAGCAGCGTTTCGGGGTGGGGTTGTGGTTTTGTTCGGGTGGCCGTATGCTGGCCGGATGTTTGTACCTATGTTGGATCGGGGATGTCGATGAGGGTTGTTGTCGCAGGTGATGTGCATGGGAATGATGCTCATCTTCGCATGTTGCTTGACGTTTGTGTCGTTGAGGGTGCTCCTTTCCTTGTTGTGTGTGGTGACTTTGGGTTTTGGCCTCATGTTGATTGGGGTCGTGACTTCATTGAGGTCGCACAGTTGGAGGCTCATTCTCGTGATGTGTGTGTGATCTGGATCGATGGGAATCATGACAATCATGATGTGTTGGAGTCGATGCTTCAGCCGTACAGAGAGATGGAGTGTGGTCCGGGGTTCAACGGATTGGTTCCGGTTGGGGACGTTGGCTCGTTGATGTGGTGTCCTCGTGGATGGACGTTCGAGTTGGATGAGTTGACGTGCATGGGATTTGGAGGGGGCATCAGTGTTGATAGGGAGCATCGTCGTGAGGGTGAGTCGTGGTGGTCGGGTGAGGCGATCACGCGCGAGCAGGTTGACGGTGTGCGGGCGGTCATCGCGCCTGCGGGCGTGCCGTATACGCGGGCGGGCTTCATTGATGTGGTGTTCTCGCATGAGGCGCCGTTGGCGAACGGAATGTTTGCGCCTGTGAAGGGCGGGGTCGATGATTTGTCGTACAAGGATGTGATCGCTGAGTCGTTGGATCAGCGTCGTTTGATCTCGGAGTTGGTTGATGTGGTGAAGCCTGAGCGTGTGTTCTGTGGGCATCATCATGTGCGACGTACGTTCACTCGGAGGTATGAGGGGGGCGCGGAGTTGGTGTTTCCTGAGTGCCGAGTTGATGTGTTGGGTCATGACCATTCGGGTGCGGACTCGTACACGATCCTTGAGTGCGGCGGAGAGGGGAGCGCTGTCCCTGCTCTCGTAGGGGTTTGAGAGAAATTTTGGTTGACAGGTTGTTGTTGATGATGGGGGCCTGTATCGTGTCGATCAGTGGCCAATAGGTCACACGCCAACCAGATACCTAGCAGAAAGAAGAATCATGGCGAAACGAGAAATCAGCACAGGTGAGGCGGCCAAGATCCTTGGCATCAGCTTCGCGCGTATCCATCAGCTTGCCGCGTCCGGCAAGATTGAGGGCACGTACCACAAGAAGAACAACGGCAAGCGTGGCAGGTGGACGCTTTCACGCAAGAGCGTGATGGAGCGTCTCGAAGCGCAGCAGGCCGCGGAAGCCAGCATCAAGGCTGGCGAGCACAAGCCCATTGCCCCTTCGGGTTACATGACGACCCGTCAGGTCGCTGAGCACTTCGGTGTTGCGACCGAGACCGTCAGGTCATGGGTGCGTCGCGGACAGCTCCAGACGGCAGGCACGATGCCTCAGCGATTCGGTCGTGACGCGACAGTGTTCGCTAACGAGGTCGTCGACGCGTTCGTGCCGCCTTCGGTTTCGAACCCGAACTGGCGTGCCGCGTTCATCCCTAACAAGGGCATCGTCAAGGACGGTAAGACGTACAGCCTTGACGACGTCGAGCAGGGCAACGTCGAGCAGGGCAACGGCGAGCAGGCCGACATTGTGGCCGAGCAGCAGTCCGAGATCGAGCGTCTCGAGGCTCAGATCACCGAACTGCGCGAGCAGATGACGGCCACGAACCAGTCCAACATGGACCTGCTGTCATCGAAGATCGATCAGATCGTCGAAGTCATCACTCAGCCCTCCTGATCGCCTAGCGTGAGGCCCACGCGGGTGCCGGAGGAAATCCGGCATAGCATTGTCATAACTGTGTAGGATTTTCTCCGGAAGCTGGCGTAAGGCTCACATGGGCGCCGACCCTGCCCCAAATGCGAGGGCAGGGGGTGAGCCTCCCTGACACATTATCGTGGAGAGATGTGTCGGAGAGACAGGCGGATCACCTCCCGGGAATGCCCCCTTCGGCTGGATGTCCTTCTGTTCCGGAGGGGGTGTTCTCGTGTCTGGCCCCTCTAACTCAACTGGCAGAGTAACGGACTTTTAATCCGCAGGTTGAGGGTTCGAGTCC